CGCAGCGCGCGATCGTTTTGGTCTCATGGTGCCACGTTATCATGACAGGCACCGGCAGCGAACTGCCGCCAAGTGGCAGGTCTGCATAGATTTCGTAGAGCGTGTTGAGCTTGTCCTTCGGCCGTGGAGCATTCTTCTCAAGCTCGTTCTCCATGACCTTTTCTTCCATGGGCGTCATTTGTGCCTTGTGGGCTATGATCTTGTCGACGTCCTGGTAGACCTTGTCATGCTTGCGCCACAGCATCTGGCCATCCGTCAGTCTAATTCGGTGGCCTAGCCATTCAGCTTGGAGCAACTCGTCCTCGATACCTGCCTGACAAATGATATCGGCTAGCAAGACATGTTGGATCTGCGGCCGACGCACAATGCCATCCTGCGGCCGGGCCGCACCGTTCTTGATGATGAAGGTGCGTTGTGTATAGCTTTCCCAGTAGACTTTCAGGTAGGCCCACCCATGCTTCACGATCTCAACGCACCACGAGCGGACCTGATGGTACATATCCATCTCGTTGACTCGAGACCACTCTATGAAGTCTTGTAGCGGGTTCACTACTGGCTCAAGATCCTTGATTAGTGCTTGCGCCGACCAAAAGGGTTGCACAGCAAATATGGTGTTCATGATACGGGCCACGATACTATCTACCGTGATGCCCACTAGCGGGATCACCAAGTTCGCTGCACCGTCCCACGGGAACGTCTTTCGGACCGTGACAGGGTCACCCATGTACAAGCGATTGCTCTCGTCGATCCACTCCAGCTTCAATTCATGGGCATACAAAGCCTCTTCAAGTTCACCAGAGAGGTACTGCGGGAGCCACTGCCGGTCCTTCTCCGATAACTGGACCGGGGCACCAGGAATGACACCTGTGTATTGGGGCACTTACTTGCCCTTCGGAACCTTCGGCGGCTTCTTCTGCGTGTTGCCGCCACGCCGCTCGTTCTTTTGCGCCCTGCCCATCACATACCTCCGCCGCCCGAGAAGCCAAAGCGGGACATGATCGCTCCAGCTGTCGCGGGATCGAACGTCTTGGGGATCGGAGAGACGCCGCCCGCAGGCTCGCCACCACCCAGCGCAGCCATTGGGCGCTTCATCGACTCTTTCATCATGCGCTGCATCAACGTGGACTCGGAGATGTTCTTGCCCATGTTGCCCACGTCCTTGACTAGCGCCGCGAAGCGTTGGGCGTTCTTCTCACGCTCCTCGGGCGTATCCCCTAAAAAATCGGTGAACGACTTCACCTTGTCCAGCGCGCCGGATAGGCCACCCAAGGCACCAGAGGCCCCCTGGCGCAGATTTGATGGTACCGGCGGCCCAACGAAGCCAGGCTGTGCCTGCTCCGCCGCTTGCCCCGGTGTCGGACCGACTGTTCCAGTCGAGCCGAGCAATGACGACATCTGGCTGCTCATTACCTTCCTCCTCTCGCGAGCATAAATGCTTTCGCGGGCGTTGCGTACATACGCTTCGCAACTTGCATCATCCCGTCCTTGTCCTTGACTCCAGCTTCCTGGAGCATACGGATTCTATCTTCCATACTCACGCCCTGGGCCGCCTTACGGCGCTGGTAAGCAGTCAAGCCAGCTTGCGGGTCATACAAGGTATCCTTGAACCCAAAGCCGGGTACTAGGTTGAGTCTTTCCTTGGCAGCCGCCAAGAATGCTTCGTAATCCTGTTGGGTATCAGCCATTAGAAGAATACCATCGAAACGGGGTCAAGGGCAGCTACCGCGTTCAAGATGAACGAAGCTGCGTTTGTTGGTTTGGGAAGTAGAATCGGAGTCCTCAAGCTAGTTACCACGTTCACGATCCACCCAACTGTCGCGCCAGTGGGCCGGATACTCAGGGTCGTTGGACCACCCATCGCAGTTAGGTAGACAAATAGCTCACCAGTCGTGGGCCATGTAATAGTGGTATCAATGCCGGCTGCTAGCGCGACGGTATCATGGCGCCCAAACTGGGTGTCAAATACGTGATCCAGATTCTCGGTAACTAGTTGTTGAGAATCGCGTTGAGCAATTGTGACTCGTGCCGTGCTAGGCATCTACTCCTCCATCAGTCCGCCCCACCCCCCTCCCCCCTCGGACCGGAGGGCTCGGTAGGGAGAGACGCCCGTGGTCCCAGCCACGCCGTCCGTCGGAGGCGGTGCGGAGTGCGGACTTAATAACCCGTGTAGGCACTAACGCCTTCATAACGCGGAGCCTGTTCCTCGATGTCAAAGACGTTCTTTTGATCCCGTTCCACATCAGGGCCAACCCAGACCTGGGGCCCATACGACAAGGCGTCGAGCACGTCGACCGTATCGCCCAGCGGAAACGCCTCAAATTCCTCGGCCAACACCGCAGTAGTTGATCGACGGAGCCAAAGGCGTCCCCGCTCGGCGTACGGCTGCATTCCCCTGATGCGCGATTCTTTCCCCTCCCTTGAGCCAGGTCTCACTTCCTTGACGTTCAGCCAGTGCCCGCGACGTTGGCACTCGGCCTCGATGAAGCCCTTGAGCGCCCTTTGGTACGCCACGCCCTCGACGGTCACGCAAATCGGGTTCCAACGCTGGGCCATCTCAAAGATCTTGTCGATCATCTGCAGCGGCTGGCACCGTCGGGCCCACGCCTCGAGCACAAGTACCCGCTCTGCCTCATCTATCCCAGCGCACACGACCGCGCTACGTGCTGCGTAACTCTTCTCGGAGATCGCGGGATCCGTAAGGATCACTGGGACGACCCTAGATGGCTTCGGTTGGCCGACTATCCGAAGGAGGACTGCCCCATCCGCCTCATCGAACTCCCACCCCTCTAGCTCAAAGTACCGAAGCCACCCAGGATCGAACGTCATATGCTCAGGGTCGAATGGCTCATTTTGGTACTGGCACGAAAACTTGAAGGGTCCGATCTTGTTACGAATGCGTGTAAGCTCGTCCAAGGGGAAGCGTTCAGGCCAGAGCGTCAATCCCTCATTCGCTATCGCCTTTCTGTGGAAAATGTCGATGTCGGACTCATGCTCCATGATCCACGCATAGAGATCCTTGTGGGTCCACCGTGTCCCATACGTTTCGATCGGGTCGATGGGCTTCTCAAGCAAGCTCTCACAATACAGGTACCAGTCGATCGTCTTCTTCATCACTTCGACTGACTCGCTGGCCTCCTTGCCCACAAGGTCGTCCAACTTGATCCGATTGTAGTGCCTACTGACGACTGCTCCCCCGACGCCCATCACCTCGACGGTAGACTCCGGGAAGTCTTTCTTCCGAGGCACGAGCATTTCGCTTTCGGACCACTTGGTCTTGCCGATCTCCGGAATCAACTCGGGAAACAGCCATCGAAAGAGCTGGGCCCGTTCGAACACAGCTTGGATCCTGCGCAAGAAATGCGATGCATTGGTAGCCGTTTCGTTCGCGATCAACAACCGAATATTCGAGTCCGCAGCAATGAGCCGTACGGTGTCCGCAATAGTCCACACAGAGGTCTTCAAATGATCGCGCGGCACCAGCCCGAGCTTTCTTCGCGTAGGACTTTCGATCCATGAACACATCTCCGCGTGCAGCCGCGGCGTCAAATCGTGGAAGCCCACGATCGCCTTGGCCATCAGGTACGTAGACCGCTGGACTTGGAACCTCAGGCTCGCCCGCACAGCCTCGCTACGCTCGCCGCTGTCGCCCGACGAGGCTGCCCAACTAGCCTGTTCAATTTCTGACGCAAACACCTAGTCGCTGTCCTTCTTCTCCTCGTCGTCCTCCGCGTCCTCCAGCTCCTCCAGTTCCTCCTGGCTCGCCTCGTCCGCCTCGTCCTCTGGCCTTCGCTCCATCATGTCCTCCTTAGGCCCACGCGGCCCGCCCTGTCCATCAAATCCGGGAAGTTGTTGCTCGGCGTGTCCGCCAGCGTTGGCTGTGTCCTCGAGACCTCCATCTGCTTGTCGATCATATCCGTGCCCGTTGGGTACGTAGTCCCGCTAGGATCCTTCCGCCACTCACTGCGGTCCATCCACACGCGCTTTCGCGAAATTCTAGGCGTTTCGCGTGGGTAAGCGATCTTGACAATGCGAGACGTATTGATTGCCTTCATCCCAGTAACTCCCTCAAATCGGCGTGCATCCTGCGGCCCTCCTCGTGTTCCACTTGCTCAACCGTCAAGATAGCTCGCCCAATCGCTTCTGCGACTTGCGGAACAACTGCAGCGCCGAGCGCTTCAATGTCCCGTTTCCGTCGGCGCTCAGCCAATCGGCTGGAAAACCCATGAGCGTTGCCACCCACCGGGCGTTTAATCGTACGGCTGGGCTCCCAATCGGCTTGCGGTTCCACGGGGCCAGCCGGCCATCGTCTAGGCAATCTTTGCCCGCGCCTTTCCAGTCCCTTGCCCTCGGCGTGTTCCACCTCGTGGTCACGTCCGTTAGCGTCACTCCCTCGTGCCGGCCGCTCAGCGTCGAATACCCGCTCGAGCCCACTCCCCGCGCATCCTGTGATACCGGCGTCGGCCAGGTCGCCTGCGCTGACAACTGCTCTCCCCCTTGTGCGTACTTCCCGTACCGCTGCCGCAACCCGTCGTTGCTGACCGGAGTAGCCCAAG